TTCGGGTTCACTGGAACTGGAGTATTGACGCAAGCGTCAGTTGCTTAATCAAAGAATTGATTCGGGGCCGTCCGTCGGGCGGTCCCTTTATTACCTAACAACAACAAAACAAATAAGATGACACAAATCATTGAAATCGGTGAACGTAAACACCCAATTCGATTCGGATTCAACGCCTTGCGTGAATTCTCAAGAATGACGGGAACAACATTGGCGCAATTGGAAAACCTTGGCGACGATATGACTTTGGACCAAGCAATAACATTGATGTATTGCGGATTCAAAGACGGCGCAAGAAAAGAAAAGGCACCATTCCGTTATGATGTGGCAGATGTTGCCGATTGGATTGACGAAGATGAAGGGTTGATTGAAAAGGCGTTCGCCGTCTTTGAACAACAATTCTCGTCGGGTGAAAAAAAGTAAATGACCAAACGCCGAAAGGTGAATCAAGCGTTGCGACATGGGACACGTTGGAAGCGTTTGCGTTTGGTCAAGTGGGATTGATGCCGTCCCAATTTTACGACCTACTTCCACGCGAGTGGGGGAATATGGTTGAGGGTTGGAACGAACGTCAAAACCGAAAGGAACAAGCGGATTGGGAACGGACGCGTTGGATGACAACAATCCTTTTGAATCCGCACACAAAGAAACGCATCAAGCCGAAAGATTTGATGGTGTTCCCTTGGGAAAACAAACCGAAGAAGGACCGCAAGGTTTGGACACGGGGCGAAATATTAGAAGTGATAAACGAACGCAAACAACGCGCAAAAGCCAATGGCAAGTCTTAGTTCATTAAATTTCCGACTAACCGCGAACATCGCGCCATTCCGTAAAGGTCTAAACAAGGCCGAACGTTCAATGGACAAGTTCGGTCGCAATATGCAACGAACGGGCAAAAATTTGTCCATGAAGTTGACCGCGCCACTTGCCGCATTGGGCGCGATGTCGTTCAATGTGTTCCGCGATTTTGAACTTGAGATGGCCAAGGTCAAAGCCGTATCGGGCGCGACCGCTGACGAGTTCAAAGCGTTATCGGATAACGCCAAAGAATTGGGACGTTCGACCATATTCAGCGCACGCGAAGTGGCTGGATTGCAATTGGAATTTGCAAAACTTGGTTTCACCGCCAAACAAATCACGGGCGTCACTGAAGCCACATTGAATTTGGCGCAAGCATCGGGAAGTGACTTGGCACGTTCGGCCGAAGTAGCGGGTGCGACATTGCGTGGTTTTGGGTTAGACGTTAGCGAAACGGGACGCGTCACCGATGTGATGGCGAAATCATTTTCCACATCTTCAATGGATATGGAATCCTTTGCCGAGGGGATGAAGATGGTCGCACCGATTGCGAAATCGGCGGGGATGTCTTTAGAGGAAACCACGGCAATGATGTCGTTGTTGGCAAATGCTGGTGTGAAAGGTTCAATGGCGGGGACACAACTTCGCCGTATCATTTCCGAATTAGCAACAACGGGGAAACCTACAACGGAAGCAATCCGAGATTTAGCCGAAAGCGGTTTGACATTAGTCGATGCAAAAGATGAGGTTGGACGCGCCGCACAAGGTGCGTTGACAATCCTTGCGGGTTCGGTTGACCAAATCAATCCAATGACCGAGGCGTTGAAAAACTCAGCGGGTGCCGCTGAAGAAATGGCCGACATCATGGATATGACGGCCGCGGGTGCATCAAAGGCACTTGGTTCAGCGGTCGAAGGATTAGCGATTGAATTTGGTGGTTTGGTATCGGTGGCGTTGACGCCAGTGATTAAGAAGTTGACACAATTCGCGACGTTTGTCAATGAGTTGCCAAAGGGAATGAAAATATTTGTTGCCGTTGTTGCGGCATTGGCGGCTGGAATCGGTCCGCTGATTTTTGTCGCGGGTTCATTGGTTCGTGTTATGACTGCACTTCGCGCGGCCACGATTTTGCAAACGATTGCAACGGGCGCGCTTGGTGTTGCGGTACAAATTGCAACCTCACCAATCACATTGATTGCGATTGCGATTTTTGCATTGGGTGCGGCTTTCATCTACGTTCGGGAAAATAGTGAAGCATTTGCCGCGGGATTAAGAAATGCGTTTCGTGACCTTGCCAATTTTGTGTTGCCATTAATCAACACAATCATTAATTCAGTCAATAAAGTTGCATCGGCATTGGGAAGGGATTCGGTATTGATTGAGCCGTTCGAAAAATTCCAACGCGAAGAACAACCGATTTTGAAATCATTCCGTGAGGTGTTCGGCGGCGTTGCAAAAAGCATCGGATTAATCAAAGACAAGTCCGAAGAAACAACCGAATCGCTCGGTACACTTGCCGAAGGAATTGACGGAGTAACTGAATCGGCAAACAATGGAACGCGCGCGCTGACTGAATATGAAAAAGTAATGAAGCGCGTCAACGCGATTTCCGACAAGCGTGCGCAATTCAATGTCAAATTGGATGTTATTGATACGGAGTTCGAACCACTACCATACGACGAAGAAGAAACCGACGAAAAGTTTTTGAAGTTAGAAACCAACTATGCGAGAATAAAAGTCGCGGCGATGGAGATGGCGGACAAAGTCACACAAGCGGTGAATCGAATGGCCGTTGACACCATTGTCGGAATGGCTGACATCGCGGGTGCGATGGCAGTTGGTGAAGCGTCGTTTGCTGATATGGGCAAATTTATCATTGGGCAATTCGCAACAATATTGTCGCAACTTGGTCAAATGTTTATTGAATACGGAGTCGCTTTGATGGGATTCCAAGCGGCAAGCATTTCAATGAATCCAGCGTTGGCGATTGCCGCGGGCGCGGCATTGGTTGCCGTGGCTGGCGGTATTAAAGCGCATATGTCAAAAATGGGCGAGGGTGGAATTCCAGCCCTTGCCGAAGGTGGAATCGTGACCGGACCGACATTGGCCCTCATCGGCGAGGGTAGAGAATCCGAGGCGGTGATTCCGCTATCAAAACTCAACACGATGATGCAAGGCGGCGGCGGACAAAACGTTGTCGTCACGGGACGCATCAGCGGTGCAGACATACTATTGAGCAACGAACGCGCATCGCGCAACCGAACAAGACAAAGAGGTTTTTAATATATGGCGGCGAGACTATACGCAGAATTCACATCTTCATATTTCATTGATTATGTGATTGAATTTCACGACAATGAATTCACGGGCGCAGCCCAAAAAATTCAAGTGTCGGGCGATGGATTTCAATTGAATTATTCGGGGCAAACCGACAACATTTATTCCCCAATCATTGGGTCGTCGGTGAATGTCGGAATCGTCAATCAAGGTGAACCGCATTTGTTGGAATACATTTCATTGCTCAAGCAATACCAACAAGACCGATTCAGCGTCGTGATATACCGCGGGGCATCTGCTCGATTCATTAATAATTTGTCGAATGTCGCGTCATTATTTGAGGCCCGTGTTTCAAACGATGGTGGTTCGGTGGAATCGCCAAATTGCTACAAACAAGACATCATCGATTTAGGTGGAACGTTCCGATACATCCCACCGATTTCGGAAAAATTGTATTGGGCGGGAATCATTGTTCAAGATTTGATTGAGATTGAAGATGTTTCAAACCCCGCAACATTCAGCGTTCAAGCGACCGACGGAATTTCAAAGTTGGGCGACGCCATTGTCACCACATCGGCATTCCGCCAAATCACAAATCAATTCATCAATGCATTAGACACGACCAACGTGTTGGATTTGTACGAAACCGATGATGCGATTTTATCGGTTTCGTGTGATTGGTGGGCGCAAGAAATGACCTACAACGCAAACAACAATCCATTGGATGAAACGTGGGCGGATTTCCGTGCGTTTGATACCATTGATGAGGATGGTGTTTTATCGGGGCGCACATGGCACGAAGTGTTGGAACAAATATGTTACATTTTTGGTTTGCGCTTTTATTACGCGAACGGAAAATATCGATTGGAACAATTGTTCATTCGCGACAATGCCGCGTTCGTAGAACACAACTATCAAAAGGACAAAACTAAAATTGATAACGTCGTTGTTTCTTACGAAAGAACCATCGACCAATTGTCGGGGCAAGCGCGTTTGGCGGGCAACATTTTCAACTATTTGCCAGCGGTGAACAACGTTTCGGTTGTGGTGAATAAGGAGCCGAAGGCAATCAAAGGGGTGGTGTCGGATGATGTATCACAACCGACAACGGAAGTTGGATTCATAGCGTCAACGCCAGCGAATCAAATATTCTTTACATTTTACCACGTTGGCAATGTGACTATCAACACGCCCGTGAGTTCTGCGAACATCTTCATGAAGTTGCGATTGAATGTTGAATTGTACGATTTCAATGCCAATACAACCTACTACCTAAAGCGCACATTCACGGGAATGACACCATCGGGAATCACGTGGACAACGACACAAGCGGGTTCGGGTTATGAAGTTATTATTGGCCCATTGCAAGAATTTGACCGCGATGAATTATTGGTGACGGGAATCACTTCAGTCATCACGCCAAACGTCCCCGAAGATGGCGATGTTTCGTTTGATTGGGAATTCGTGGAGTTCGTGAAATCAAACGGAACCACACACACATTGAATGCCGCGAACCAATACGGATGGCAAATGGAGACGCGCAACCTTACCACAACGAATGGTCAAGGTATTACAAATGAAACAACGCGCATTCGTGCCTTATCACCGAACGCGGGAATCAAATCAAATCTATCGTACGAACTGCCCGAAATGAATTTGTTCACGGGCAATGGCGAACAAGGTTCATTGATTGATGTCAATCAAGTTGGCGGAATCAACATTCGTGTTCCCTATTCAAATTGGCGCGAGGGTAATTCGGGAACCTACGTTGAAATCCAACGATTGGTCACCAAAGAATTCATGAAGTTGATGAACGCCCCGATTGAGAAATATTTGGGCGGGATGTATTCGATTCACGATTTCAATGAACGATTGGAATTTGACGGCAAGGAATGGATTCAGTTGGGCGGTACGTTTAGCGCGAATATGGACCAATGGGATGGCGAATGGTTCGCGATTGACAAGGCAGATATTACGCCAACGTTTGAAGATGTCACAACCAAATCTGATGTCACTTCTTTTGATGGGGTGAACGGAATCACGGGGAACACATCGTTCAGTGGATTGGATGTCATCAATCTTGACACCAACATTTTGGACGTGACAACCACGGCAAATGTTGGAACCGATTTGGATGTCGGTGGGGACACCGGGTTGACGGGAAGATTGGATGTGACGGGTTCAACAACGTTGACGGGCGACACCACGTTGAACAACATGGACCATCAAGGAATTTTGATTCAAGAAATCACCGACATCACAAATTCAGCAAATTCAACCTATGATGTTGGGGACACGGAATATATGATGTTCAACACGTGGTCGGGCGGTAATGGAACGGCAACAATCAACTTGCCGCGTGCGGGTGATAACGAAGGTCGGTTGTTGCGTTTCAAATCGGATGGAACCATCGGTGCAAATACATCAATCACATTGACGCCATCATCACCCGACACGATTGATGGCGACCCGGAATTTTCTTTTAACCGCGATTTTGATGGCGTGATGTTATTGGCACACAATTCGAATTGGTTTATCATTCAACGCAAAGCGAAATAAAAAGCCGTTAGGCGATACTTATATTTACAAAACATATTTACCACAATGAAACAATCGACTTTTTATTACCTACTTCGTAGAGGCGTGATTGGTGGCGGTGGTTCAGCGAGTCCGGTGCCGGGCTTGATTTCAGCATTTACAACGCGCGTCGTTGCAGATGGGGGAACGTTGGAATCCGCGTCGTGCCTTACGACCGATTTGAATTTTCTAACAACAAACCCATCATAAGATATGAGTTTTTTTGACGATGCATCTTTAGCATTTTTACCAAGCGGCGCGGCTGGCAAGGACGGCAAAGCGTATAGCATCAAACCCACGGACGGCACGGGGGACTTTGCATTTTCAAGAGGTTCAAACCTTGCGGCTACTCGTGTAGGCCCTACGGGATTGATTGAGAAAGGGCGGGAGAATCTGTTGTTGCAAAGTAATACTTTTTCGGATGCTTATTGGATTGGCACAAATCCACCAACACTAACGGCTAACCAACAAGGTTATGATGGAACTAACGATGCTTGGTTGTTAACTAAAGATATCGTAACAAACTATCAAGGTTCAAAGGCAGAAGGACTTTCTTTTGGAGGTGTTAATACATTTAGTTTTTATGCAAAATCTGGTGATACCGATTTTGTAATGGTTGAACTTGCCCCTCTTGGAGCAAGATGGTTTGACTTGAGAGATGGTTCATCTCCTACTGGGTTTGGCGCAGGGTTTTTATCTTATTCTTCTGTAGATGTAGGTAATGGTTGGTTTAGATATTTTATAACAACTGAAGGCGGGACTATCAATGCTATTCGTATTTATGTTATGGCAACTTCTGGAACTACTACAACGGCTGGTTCTTTTTACTTGCAAGACGCCCAATTGGAAATCGGTCTTGCCGCTACGGATGTAATTTCAACGGGAGCGACAACGGGCAAAGCGGGATTATTAGAGGACGAACCGCGTTTTGATTATTCGGGCGGGGCAACTTGTCCGTCTCTTTTGTTGGAGCCGAGTCGGACGAATGTTATAACGCAGTCGGAATACTTTGGGGGTAGTGATTGGACAAAACAAACGGGTATAACCATTACCGACAACACTACCGACACATTAAGTCCCGAAGGTGTTTATAACGCTGCTAAAGTGGTTAGCACAGACCCTTCAAGGGGTTTTTATATAGGCGGTAATTCTTTAACAGATGCCCTTGTTAGAACGATTTACTTAAAAGGTGCAGTAGGCGGTGAGACTGCAATTTTAAAAGACCCGAGCGGTTTTGGTGGCACTACCTCAATAACGCTAACAACCGATTGGCAAAGGTTTGAACATAAGACCACAAACACGGGAGACACTTATCAAGGTCTATTCGTAGACAATATAAGCGTAGGTACTATTTACGCCTACGGCGCACAATTAGAACAAGGCTCCTACCCAACTTCCTACATCCCGAACCATTCGGGCGGGAGTGTTACGCGGGGGGCGGATAACATTGACAAACTAACGGGTGTCGGTGTTACTGGTGATGAGTTCACTATATTTTTGGAACTTGATTTAAGTGATACGCCTTTAGTCTCAAATGTTGGGACTTATTTCCAAACATTTGATGCTTCAAATAATAGCCAGCAAGAATTTAGATTTTTTACTTCTAATGGAGAACAAGTTCTCGTTCCTTACTTTAGGCAAGATGGCGCCTATAGTTTTGGGAATGGTGGCAATGCAGTTCGTTTTGATGGTAAAATATTATTTAGGTCAGATGGCGGAGGTAATTATGCAATGTTCTTTGGATTCAATGGAAGTTCAACAAAAGAAGTAAGAACGGGGCTAACGGCTTACACTTTGAATAAGATTGATTTCATCTCACAACCTAAAACCAATTTAAAGCAACTACTGATATTTAATGAGGCTTTAAGCGATGCAGACTGCACAACACTAACCACATAAGACAATGAAAGCATTTATAAAAGGCATTAAAACGCTGATTTTGATACCCGTGTATTTCGTGGTTATGTTGCCTATTCTACTTATTAGTTTAGTGCAACATTTAGGCGGAGCAGAAGAAACGATACAAGATAAAGTATTCAAAAAATTAGGATTAAAATGACACGTTACACAAGAAAATACGAATTCACCAACGAAGCAGCAGCAGATGCCGCCATTGCCGCACTTCCTCACGATGAGGAGGGCAACCCATCGCACGGACACAATGTGGTTAAATTGGGCTATCTAACAATAGAACCCGCCGTATATGATGAGGACGGAAACGAAACCAAAGCCGCCGTTGTATCGGATGTTTACGCCGTGGATGTTTGGTGGTTTGGTGAGCCGTTGGCGTCGTGGGATGCGTACATCGTATGGCCTACGCCGTTGGGGATTCATAACTTTGGTTCATCATCATCGCGTGATGAATATGCGGGAACGTATTGTGAACTGCACCCCGATTCGACGTATTGCAATCCGCCGGAACCCGAAGAAGATGTGGTTTCGTAAACTAAAAAAATACTTTATTATGGCACGTAAGATTGAAAAAATCATTCTTCACTGCGCCGCGACACCGGAAGGTCGCGACGTGAAAACGGAAACGATAAAATCATGGCACGTCAAAGGCAACGGATGGTCCGACATCGGGTATCACTTCGTTATTGAACTTGATGGCGCGGTGAAGAACGGACGCCCACTCCATAGAAGCGGAGCGCACACGAAAGGCCACAACGCCACATCAATTGGCATTTGCTATGTTGGTGGTATA